CATATACGATTGTGTTATTTCGTGGCGTACAGACATGACATACCAAAAACCATCAAATTCAGTATTGTATTCATTAATACTTACAATTCCGCCAGGTTTAATACTTGGGTCAGATACCACCTCTAAACTAGCCCTCATTGGGAATTTCTTCCTTAATGCCCCAGTAACTAAACGTGTAGCCGTATCAAAAGAATCAGCATTTACAGTAAGCACATTATCAAATTGAGATTTTAATCCTGTTGCTAAACCAGATGACTCAAAGTTGTCACTATTTGTAACAGACAGCAACTGTCCAGATTTGTCCAACATATGGATAGTGTCAGCAGAACGAGCACCGTCAGTAGTTACAGCACCTATGCGTCCTTCAAATTTAAGTATTTGACCTGGCTGTGGGCTTGCATCTCCCTTACTTCCACGCATTGTTAAAAGCATGCTGTAAGAAACATTTTGGTACAAAGCGCTATAAGGGTCCCAAATTCTAATGTGTGTACCATCCATAAGTACAGAGTAACCAAGAAGTTCTGATGCCTTAGTTAAGAACTTCCAATCTGATTGACCAGATTGTACAAGTCGTGGAAACTTATAAGAGTTATTTGGGACAGACACAGAAAACTTGTATTTATTAGCAATTTGTTTTGCAATGTCAGAAATAGTTAAGTTTTCCCAAATACGAGAATAAGTTGATTTCATGGTATAACTAGAACCAAAACAATAAACACGTGTAGTTTGAAATGGACTTTTGTTTACAATTCCATCATGTGTATTAGCAATCGGTTCCACAAATGTTATATACCCATAGAAATTGAATATATCTTTACCAGTTAATTCAATACTAAATTTAATTGGAACATCAAGGTACTCGTGTATCAACTCCGTGTTCATACCAGCAAAATCAAGAATAGCAAGGTTGTGCATATTTTCTTTTTCTTCAACGGTAATTTGTTGCAAGGTCATGTAATTAACAGGAACGTTGTCAATAAATACTTCTACGTTTGGAGATAATTGAGATGCACTTTTAAAAATCATTTAAATGGAACCTTAATGACTGTCCCTTGTGTTATAAAGTCAGGGAAACCCAAAGACTTATTAAGGTCTGCAATTTTCCAATACAAAGTTGGGTCTTTTAAATGGTCTGCCGCAATTGATGAAAATGTTTCATATTGTTTTGTAACAATAGAAAAGTAAGAATCAATTGTATATGATTTACCCGTTGCAATTACTTTAGTATCTTCATTTCGTGTTTCAGTAGTTTCTGAATAACGAGAACCTTTGATAATCATTATCTGTCTTTCCAACCAGTTGTAGTGGTATTGCTTAAAATAGTAAATTTTAAACCACCATTATCAACTTCTTCCCAAGAAATTCCAGTGCCTGGACTTGATGCTTTGGTTTTAGTAATAAAAATACTGGCAGAAAGAGTAGTAGTGCCCGTGTACGGAGTACCATCTGCCTGTGTAATGGTATAACTAATATTATGTTGAATAGACATTTTTACAATGTTTTTAACATCTTTAAATAATGGCATACCGCTTTGGTTTCCATTATCAGACAAACTAACACCCCACCTGTTAAATCGTGGTGGTTCATTATTTTTTGTTTTATTTGCATTTTCTACAATTTTAGCGTTTGTAACTTCGTCACCCATAGCACCACCACTAGTACTAAAAGTTTTATATGCAATAGGGCCTTGTACTAACCTTTGAACAAGAGTTACTTTATCTGGAAGATATTCATCTAAAGAAACAGATGAATCAAGTGCCCATGTAAATTCACCTTTTGTTACCTTTTGACTAAGCGTTTCAGCAACACGAGAAGTAACTTCTGGAATACCAAAACCACTGGAGCCTTTAAATTCTATATCTGTTCCAAAATCATTAGAACTACGGTAATTATTCCAAAATTCGTGAAAAGAATCAAAGTTATGGGGGTACCCTACAGCAGTGTTTCTTAGTGCTCCTGCTGCTAGTGCTCGTTGTTTAAAGATACTTGTAGTTTCATAAACAAAGTTTGTTCCAGTATTTGCAATGTTTTTTCCAGCCGCTTGCGATGATTCGTTTGCTTTTCTTTCTGCTTCTATGTCTTTTACAGCCGCTTTTAATGCTGTTGTCAAATATGCTTCTTCTTTTGCAAAGCCAATATACAAAGCACGAATAGTTAAGTTAACAGCACAAACAGTTGGTACATAGTTTTTGCTAAATTTAGCAAAACGTACACTAGTTGATTCAACAAAACCTTCAACCATAAACAAAGAAGAAAACACAATACGAATAGGAAGAGGACTAAGAAAAGCGCCGTTTCCAAAGTTCTTTGTAATGTTTGTCTCAAAGCCAGTGGAATCAAAATTAGAAGCACTTTCACCAGTTGTACCAGTTGTTATTGTTTTCTTACCGTCGGTACCTGTGACTGTGGTAACAGTTGTGCCATCAGATTTTATTTCTGTACTGGTTGTACTACCATCTGAGTTAGTTACTGTAGTAGTGCCTGTAGTGTTAGCATTTGCTTGATTTGCTTTATCTGCTGTACTAAAATATGCTTTAATAAATTTTGCTGTATCTGGAGTAATTGACTGACCAATAATAGAATCTAAAACGTAAAGGTCAGCAAGAACACCAAGGCTTGCAACATCCCCATGATTGGTGGTATCACCATAGTTGTCTAAAGAACTTGTTAAAGGTGTAGCAGTATCTGTTGCCCACCCACCATTCTTTAGGTTTGTTGTAGCGTTACGTGCGGAAACAACTTCAGCCTCTCGGTTGAATGTTAATTCAAATGAAAAAGCCGCTGTACCAGCAACTGGCTGAAAGATTTGAGAAGGGTCTTGAAGCAAGGGGTTAGCCACCATTGCGTTCATTTCAACACTGCGGTCAATGGTTGCTGGGTTAAATTGGAAAAACAACCGTCTTTGTTTTACTGTTGCTGCTGATGGGTTGTCAACACCACCAAGCACAGAAGGGTAAATACCTCTAATAAAACCACGCTGTAAACGAGTGTCTACAAGTTGTCTTCCCCTAATAGGGTTATAGACGTCTGGTTGAAAAGGACGAGGAAAGATAAAGTTAGCGTTGTCATCTTTTTGACGGGCTAGAGTTTTACCCTTTTCATACGTAGACCCAAAATTCCAAAATTGATTTGATGCATATCCTGATGGCATTATGAGGACCTCAACATTGTCATTCGTACTTCCTGTTCAAGCATACTTGCAATTTCTTTAGCCATTTTGCGTAAATCAGGGGTAGAGCCTGATGTTTGGATATTAAAACTAGGTGCAACAGTAATAGTGTAGGAGTTGCTAGACGATTGTGCTGTTGACACAGATGAAGGACCTAAGATAGTAGGGTCTCCACCAGCAGAGGCTGATGGGTATGCACTGGATGGTCGTTCAGCAGGTTTCAAGTTAGATGTAGCGTAAACACTTCCAGAACCAATTACTTCACCAATGCTCATTCCAGAGTACTTAAAGGTAGAAGGACCAGAAAGGGATGAACTTATTGAGGTTGCGGAAACTTTCCCACTGCCACCAATTGAGTCACGTGATACTTCTGTAGAACTAGAACCTGAAGCCACAGTTGAATTAGGTGCTGTAGCAGTCCCAGATGCCGAGGATGCTGGTACCCCTTGACCACTTTCATATTCAGACCTACCAAAGGGAACACTGGATGGCTGGACGTGGAAAGGTTCGTCAGTCTGCATACCTTTTTGAGTAGCACCAGTAACTAAACCAAAGTTAGATGCATTGGCACGAATCCATTCGTTTTCAGACTGGCTTAGGTCAGCCGCAAGTCCAAGTTCATGCATAGACAATCCAGGAGGAGCCATTGGAGGACCACTCTCAGCATGCTTGTCATAAATCCAGACTTCACCGTTCCAGATGCGGTCAGCGTCTTTTGTCTTCTTTGTAGTACCTTCAGGCGCTTTAGAATAACGGCGACGGAAAGAAGCATCTTGACGAGCCGCACTACGACGTGCATCTCCAATTTCTAATTTAGGATTAGCAAGAAGCATCTGTTTAAGCGGTTCACGAAGTTTAGGGTCTAACTGGGCAAGTTTAGATTTGTTGTTAGCGCTTAATTTAGCCTCGGGAGGAGACGGTGCCGCTGGAGCAGCAGGAGTTGACACAGGTGCTTGACCATCGGTTGTAGCGTCTCCACCTAACTCTGTATTAGTACGTGCGCCCCAAACACCACGACCACGACCACGGCGACGCACAACACTGTCTACAGGGTCACCACCTGAGCCTGCAAGTGCAGCACCACCAGCGGTTAAGGCTAAAGTAGCGCCACCAGTAGGCACAGCACCCATAGCACCAGCAACCATCATGCCTACACCAGCAACTTTTTTACCTATATTAAAAGCAGAACCAAAAATATCACGATGCTTTTTGCTTGAAATACCTGCTCCTGCAATACCAGACAATTTTTCTTCAAAGGCTTGAAGTGCTTTTGTTGCTGCCTGGGTCATCTTTTCAAATGTGGCAAAGTTATCGTTTTGACGTTTGTAGAAGTTCTCCTCACGGTTGGCTTGAACTCGTGTAGTTTCTTCTGCTTGGTTAGCGTAGTTACCTTCAACACCCATTAACTTACGGTGCTCTTTATTAGATTGGTCGTAGTCGCCCTTACCACCCTTTTTCTTAAAGGCTACGTTTTGTTGCGCCATTTGGAGAACGAGGTCTTGCTGGTCATCTGCAATTCCTGCCATACTCAAGCGAGCACGGGTCATAGAACCTTGTTGAAAAGCACCTTTAAGCATCTTTTCATCACCAAGACCTGTGCGTTTAATTACGTCTTGATAAACCTGCTGGGCGGTTCGTTGCTTTCCACCAATGCCATACATACCTGTACCAAGAGTCATAAACATTTGGTTTGTTGTAGGTGCGCTTGCAAGTGACTTAGTCATACCTGCAACGTCTTCTGTGCTGTATGCATATCCAGAAGCGGCTCTCAAGGCTTCAACAGAACCTGCTTGCTTTTGAGCATTTAAACCTGTGGTTGCTTGTAGCCCAAGCAAAGTGTTAATACCACCCATCCCCAGTTTGTATTTCTGGAGGGGTTCACGGTATTGGTGATAAGTTTGGTTTTGGCTGAGTCCAGTGGTCTGCTGGTACAGCATGTTCATCTTGTCAGCGCCTAGGCTGTACTGAGCACCACGAGCCGCACGAGCATCCATTGCATTGATAGCAGAACCAGCAAGGTTTTTAATACCCTCCCAAGCAGCCGCTTTTGGTGATTGAGGAGGAGCGCCACCTCCGCCACCAGCCTCATTGATAATCATTGTCTTCTGGACGTTATAAGTATTGCCAGAGTTAACGCTAGTAGCGCCTTCTCCAGCACCAGGCATGTAACTGCTACCGCCACCGCCACCCTTAGCGTCCCCAATAGATTTCATGCTCTTGGCTACTTTGCCAAGTTCAGTTGCCCACTTTTTAGTGTCAGTAATAAGGGTAGGGAGGTCTGCCTTGAATTTAGTAATGTGCTTACTAAGTTCTTTAAACTCTTTGTTTAATTCAGTAAATGCAGACTTATCAATTGCGGCTTGGGAGTTGACACTGACTTTGCCGAGGTTTTTACCAGCCTCTGCTTGGTTCCCATTATTAAGTTCGCTCTGCCCAATGGCGTCTTCCATTACTATCCTCTACTTGAACTACGCCAGCGAGCCATTGAATACCAAAAGGCACGTTGACGTACTGTCATATATTTTAGGTCATTTAGACCAAACCCCTGATAGACAGTGGCTATTGACTCGTATTCCAGATAAGTAAACTGAAGGTTAACCGAATAAAAGTGAGACCCAGTCCATTAGAAGAGTTAGTTCTTCATTGCAAACGCCGCACTGAGTTTTCACCTCTTCCATCTTTGGACCTGGAGGGTCAGTGGTTAGCGACTTTACCAACTTGCTTCTATCACCAAGGTTGAGGGCTTTAGCCCAAACCTCAAGGTCTTGTGGCCTATCTGCACCGTCCCAGACGGTACAACGGGCCAACATAATCGTGTTTTGCTCTGCGGTTGTTTTACCTTTTTTAGCAACGTAAAGGCTGTCAGAACCTGTTGGATAATTCAGTTTTATAACTGAACCATTCTTGAGGGTGACTTCCATTGGCTTGTGTAAATCCTTAGAAGGGTTGTTGATTTTGAAGTCTTCATCAAGTTGCAAAGTAACAAAGTTTGTACCTCCACAACTACCACAAGTAACTTCTAGTTCACGTATCCGTCCATAGGTTGCTTTAATAGCACCCAAGAATAGAAGGTCACGGTCACCAATCATCAACTGGTCTACCAAAGATGTATTGTCCTGAATGTTAATATCACCAATAGACACAACAGCACGTGATAACAAGGCTGACATGTATTCGGCGTAGGACAATTCCTTTTTAGCAGATGCGGAAGCCAAAGCCTCTTCATCTTCACCTGTTAATTCACGGACAACTGCTGTTGTTTGCCATGCTTCTGTTTCATAGTTAAACAGACCTTTTAGTAAATCAACTGATGTAATTGGGGCATCATTAACTTCTGGAGCGGGGTCAGATATTACTGAGTTAGCAACATTTGTACTTGACATTTATTATTCCTTTTTATTTAAGTTTTAGTGAGCGCTAGGGAGAGCGGCGATGTCCTCTGGAGTCCATGCCAAAATCCAACCTTCGTTATGAAGAACCATTTCTTGAATCATAATGTTGTTGTCACCAGCGTTCAAACCGCCCATTGCGTAAGCACCAGGCCAGCAGTTAAACAACTTAATGCCCAACTTTGGAGTACCAATGAAAGTGGTTTTTGAACCAATTGCAACGCTGTCATTGTATGAAGCATTGGAGTGTGGGTGGTCATAGACCTTAACAATAATGTCGCAACGGTAGTCAGAACCACCAGTTGAGCCTGGAACACCTGACTGCCAGTTGTGGATAAAGCGTTGCCACTTCCACAGTTGGTCCTGACCTTCAATGATTCCACGTGAGAATGTCACGGGGTCAAAGTCAGATTGACCTACCATCTTGTGTGGGTGTGTGTTCATACCACCCTCACGATATGGAATCATCTCATTACGAACCGAAAGACCTGACATAGCGGCAAAGCCGATATTTCCGATTCCTGGTGCATACTGCGACAAGTTGATGGTATTCGGTGAACCAGGGTTATTTTGGTCCAGTGGGTAAAACTGAACTTCAAATTTAAAGTTACGAATTGGGTCTGTTCTAACGATAGGCATTAGTTACTCCTTAGAGGGTTTCTCTTACGTTGTTACCGCCAATAAATTGGCTGATGTTAATGACAATGAATTCTGCTGGTGATTGAAGTGATACACCAATTTCAATATTTACTTGACCTTGTTCAATTGAGGTGTTTGTGTTGTTAGTAGCGTCACAAGTAATGAAATACGCTTCTGCCGCACTACGTCCCTTGAGACCTCCACTTGCCCAGAAACTGGACAAGAAGTTTGAAATCTTTGCTGTAAGTTCTGCCCACAAACGCTCACCGTTTGGCTCAAACACAGCAAACTGTGAGATGCCATCAATGTTTGCTTTAATGAAGTTAAGGCTACGGCGTACAGGAATGTACTTTGTAATGTCTGTTTGTTTAAGGGTACGAGCACCATTAACAACAACTCCAGCGCCTGGAATGGCTTTCAAGGTGTTGATGTTTTCTGTGTACAGTGTTCCAACTTCAGATTCAGTAAAAGGTGTAGTTAAACCAAACACATTACGGACTTCATAGGCGTAGCCAGCAGGAGCCTTAGCAACTCCACGCTCAGTATCAACACGTGTGTACAAACCAGCAATTGCACCACCAGGGTATGTATTACGAAGTGCGGCAGTTCCAGAAGCGGCAGGGTTTGACATTTGCAGCATTGGGTAGTACACAGCAGCATATGAAGACTTGGTGTACGCCGCAACAGTGCTTGAAATAACGTTAGTACTTGTAGCAGTAATAAGTGGGTCAATAATCAAAAATGAGTTACCACGGTTTTCAACGTAGTTAATCGCATTATTAATAATTGTTGAGTTTGAGATACCTACAAGGTTAAACAACAATTGCCCATTGATTTGGTTAAAGTTATTAAGAGATACAGACCAAGCAGTTTGTGTTGCACCAGCAGTATTGTCTACAAGACTTACACCATCGTCACCCGTTGAAGGGGTTAACGTGGCATTAGTTACAGAGTACGTTGCGCCAACAAAGTTTTGGAAGTTAGATACTGAAAGGTACGATGAGTAATTGTTTATTACGTTTGGAACATAACGAGAATCATCAGGGGATAAACTCAATTCTGACCAACGCTCAACTTCTGCACCGTTATAAATAACAACAGCATTAAAAGTTGGAGTGGTATTAGCAAGTAAGCCAGCAGTAATTGTTACGGAAAGACCATTTCCCCACACACCAACGTTTTTAGCGTTAAGTTTAAACAAGGTTGTACCAGCAGTGCCATTAAAGGTTCCTGTAACGTTTACCGTGGCGGGAACAGCACTAGCGCCTACAACACGTGAAACATAAGCGGTACGCCCACCATTTGCAAAGAAATGGTAGACCGCATAGCCTAGTTCGTACGAACTTGAAACATCACCAAATTGGGCTTTGAATGAGTTCCATGAATCAACACTTACTGGAACACTTGGTCCACGAAGTGCCGTACCAAGAAAAGCGGCGGCAGTAGTAGTTGGTCCAGTAACAACAGAAGTCGCAAAAGGACTTTCTGTTACGTAGATACCAGGATTTGTGTATTGGGCCATTATAAACTCCTATAAGTGGAAATAGACGGGGAAAACATTTGGAAGTCAATAATCAATATTAGCGGTAACTGATTGAACTTGCTTGGAGCCATATATATCAGATGAGGTCAATTCAGCACCCATCTGCAACGTGTATATTTTGCGAAAAATACGCTTACGATAACCAGCCTCGGGGTCAAGGAGGTCAGCCGTAGTCCAGTCCAACAACTCCAAACGGCGGTTAGTGCCGTCAGCCTCTATGTTGATGGATGATTTACGGAATGGAAATACCTTCCGCAAAAGGGTTGCCGTTAACTGACGGTCATGTAGCGCCGTACGAGTAAACGTAGAAATCTGGTAAATAAGGTCAACGGGTATGAACTCATTAGTATGTAGAACTTGAAATTGGTTTTTATTTGCCAAGTTAGAAAAGTCTGGAGATTCACTGGGCCAGTACGTTAAAGCATCTGGACGCTTTTGCCAGTTTGTAGGAGCACTAGCCCCTCCAGCAGTATTAAAGTAAACCAACTCTGTTTCTGAATGCTGACGGTTACGGGCATGTACAAGGTCAATCATTTCAATAGTAATGAATGGGTACGTACGTTCTGTTTCCACTTCTGGGTAACGGAAGAACACTTGTACATCACGGGATTGGTCACGGTCATCATAAACAGTAATATTAGACAAAGCCTGTTTAAGGGCTTGGTCTTCGGCAAGTAGAAACCCAGTTCTAGACATTACGGTGCTCCAAAAGAGTTTTACGTAGGCTTGAATTAATTTCTTCTGTCTGCTTATCTTGTTGTTGCAAGATGCTTCCACGAAGTAAGGGAGTAGGAGCAAGGTGACCGTTGCCATACTCCAAGTTCATTGCCTGCTCTTGGGTAGCCTCATCACCAGTAATTGTGTAAGAAAACTGACGGTTGTCATGGACGTATTCAACCGAGATGGAGTCAGCAATTTCTGCCCAGCCTGTATCTGATTGGCTTGCCTGCTTGCGTAAGTCAGTTTGCGCTTTAGCGGCACTGCCATGCAAGATTTGCATTAGAACTTTGTCGTACTCACGAAGCATGTTATCCACATACTCAATGGCTCCAAATGTGCCCGTAATAATGCCACTAGAACTGTTGGGAGAATGAGTTAAAGAAGAGCCAGTCATGGCACACTCCCGAGTTCTAGGCGTTGGACCCCCATACGAGCACCGTATGGGTTACATTCATTTTATCAGGTACCAGACAACCTTGAAGGCCAAGGTAGGTTTTGAATGGAAAAAGCAGAAGGTCCTGTGTCAAAAGGCATTTCCTGACTGACATAGATTTCCAAACCTTCAACAACAATAAGGACGTCATCTCTAGCACGTCCACGAACTTTGTAGGACATTACGGACATATAGCGTCCGTCGTAAAGGAACACGTCATTAAGGTGGTGCTTGTACTCAAAGGGGTCTGTAATACCTGCAACACGGAAATCCTCTACAGATGCCACAAGGTTGACAATCTGCACAGGCTGGCGACCTTCAGGGATAGCACGTTTGGTGTCTTCAGCCTCTGTAACCATCAAGACAGGAACTACTACACCAGTCTTATACTTACGACCAGATACACCGTATCCGCCCTCATCGTAGACATCATCGTATGTAGAGCCTGCACTAGCAGATGCGGCAAATGGTTGGTATTCAAACCACGTTATCGTCTCACCAACCTCACGGTGGTAAGTACGGTAGTGCTTCCGAATATGGGCTAGTTCTCTACGTACATCCATTAGATAAAGGTATTAGACACGTATCCGTATGGAGGTTCCATGTCAATAAAGACATCCTCACGCAATGGCTCATCTTTAGCAGTAAGCAAAATGTGTCCTTCACTATCATCAGCAAAGATGCGCTCAATCGGACCATAGTCACCCAGTTCCTTGGCTTTAAACAAAGGAACGTAGCGGTTAGTAGTACGAGACACACGGCGGAGGCTGAACTGCTCAATACGCTCAGGACCAATGTTGAGGTTATTGGCATGCTTAC